GGTTTCGGGGGGGGGGGGATGTCACAGCGGACGGCATTGGTCTCAAAACTCACAAACACTCTGGCGTGCAACCAGGCAGTGGCCAAACCGGAGGAGCTGAAAACTAAGGTATCTATGGAACTAATTCTCAACGGAAAGACAGCAGACATTTCTGACTTTGAGGCTGATGAGCTAGCGCAAGCTGTACTTATCAGCCTTTTTTCATGGCGTAAATCGGCTGCAGATGATGGTCCGGTAGCGCCATACCGCCAGGGTTGGTGGGGCGACACATTTGCTCAGGAAACTGGTGACCGGATCGGTTCGCGGCTGTGGTTGCTGCAGCGTCAGAAGATGCTTCCGCAGATGCTCAGACGCGCTGAGGCCTACGCCAAAGAGGCGCTTAAATGGCTCACTGAAGATGCCGTTGTCGCTCGCATCGAGGTGACTGCTGAGCGTAGCGATATAGATCAATTGACGCTCACAGTCGTTTGTTTCAAGCCTGACGACACGCAAGCGCTTGCCGCTCGTTTCCAAAACGTTTGGAGCTGACATGTCTTTTGAAAGACCAACTCTTTCGCAGATTATTAAACGTGTGCAGGCAGATGCCGAGAGCCGCATGGGAAAGAAGGCTATGCGCTGGTCGCTCGTACCTGTGCTAGTGCGAGTTATCTCAGGCGTTTCGCATGGTTTGCATGGATTTATCGCCTTCGTGTTGCGACAGTGCTTCACGACGACAGCAGAAGGTGCGTATCTTGAGCGCCGTGCGTCCGAATACGGCATCTACCGCAAAGCAGCTTCAGCTGCGACTGGTGAAGTCTCCTTCATCGGCACTGGCACCGTGCCGGTCGGTACACAGCTTCAAGCTGAAGATGGCAGCGTCTACGTAACTACCGCAGCAAGCATCGATGGTAAAGCTCCTATCGAAGCTACAGTGGCAGGTGCCTCGGGCAATTCAGAAGCCGGCATGGAACTTACGCTCGTCAGTCCTATAGCGGGGATCATGAGCATAGCGACTGCAGACGAACTTACTGGCGGCGCGGAGGCAGAGGACGATGAGAGCTTGCGCGAGCGCTTGCTTCTGCGCCAGAAAAGCCCGCCCAAAGCTGGGACAAGGGCGGATTACGTTGCTTGGACGCTTGCGGTCTCAGGTGTCACTCGAGCGTGGTGCTATCCCCAGGAGCTCGGTCAAGGTCATGTGACGGTGCGTTTTATGACAGACGGCATGACGTCAAACGGGATACCGACAGAGACGATGGTGAAACGCGTCGATGAGTACATCACTTCACAAATGCCGGTGACGGCAATACTGCACGTAGTCGCGCCAGTCCCGAAACCGCTCGACATCACGCTCGACATACTCCCGGACGATGAAGCCGTGAAGGCCAAGATCGAGTCTGCGATCGAGAGCGTTGTGCTTGCTGAAGCTGTCCCAGGCGGCGCCGTTTTGCGAACCTCAATAGATCGAGCAATTAGCGGCGTCTCGGAGGTGAAGAGTTATCGCATTGTGACGCCAACAGATGATGTGAGTACGGTCGTAGGAGAGATCTACGTTCCTGGCACGATCACATGGGTGTGATATGGCACTGACGGAAAAACATTATGCGCATCAAGTTGAGGCTCTGCTTCCGCGGGGCCCGATCTGGCATCGTCGGCAGGGCGGCATGCTTGACGCAATTCTGTATGCCTTAGCTCGAGAGGCTGCAAGAGTTGACGAGCGTGCAAATGCTGTACTTGAAGAGGCTGATCCGCGCTCCTCAATAGAGGAGCTTGAACGATGGTTCGACGAGTGGGGTATCCCGTCAGAGTGTCTCGCAGCGATTGCTGATCCATCTCGTGAACAAATGCGGCAGGAACTGCTCGCAAAGATCACTTCAAATTTGGGATTGACGGCTGCATTTTTCGAGTCGCTCGCCGGCACTCTCGGCTATCAGGCAAAAGTGACGACATTCACGGAGCACACAGTCGACAGCACAGTTGACGACGCGCTCTGGGACGAACAATGGACGACGGTGATGACTCTTGGCATCACTATCAGGTCCGACGGAAACGCAGAGTATTTCGATGTGACGTGGGGTGTTGATGAGCATCTTGCCCGATGGGGTAATGCACTTCTCGAGTGCATGATACGTGCGCTTGCACCTGCACACGTATACGTAATTTTCATCTATGAGGAAGAAGCATGACATCAGGTTATTGGCAGGCGTCAGCGATCGATTCGCCGCCGTCGCTAAGCACTTTGAGTTCAAAAGGTTATCCAACGTCCGGCAATCCAAAAACCGGGACTCCCGCAACCAAACCAGGGGCTGCGTGGTTCTATTTGATAGATCAGATGCGCATCTCGGTGATCGATGCATGCGGCATGACGCAAGTCGAGCCGCCGAGCATCACACAGTTTCTTGAGGCGTTGCAGTCTTTCAAATGGACTAAAGATGGGGCTCTTGATGGTGCTGCGCTCAAGGCAGGATCAGTGAAAGAGCTGCATCTTGCTGAGCGAGCAGTGACAGCAAAGAAACTCGCAACACCTCTCGATTTTCAGGCAGGCGGTGTAGCTATCCAAATTAAAGGCTACACGACTGCCGAACTGGCTCAAATAATTCCTGCAGATCGAGAAGTTGTACTGAATACAGAAACATGGACACTTTATGCGGGTGATGGTGCTACGCCAGGCGGACGACCGATTGGCGGCACAACTGCACAAGAAGTCGAATCTTTAAAAATAATTGTCACTCAGTTGACCCAGGCTGTTGCCAAGCTGGGTGGTGAAACTGTGAACATCTGACATCTGAAGAGGTTGGCATGGCAACTCTTACTCAAATTTCTCAGGCATTGAATGATCTGCTCCCTAAGCTAAAGCCGTTGAGCATGCCAACAGGAATGCTTGGACACTTCTATTCAGTTCCTGATGGCTGGCTTCTCTGCAACGGTGCAGCTGTGAGTCGATCGACATACGCAGCGCTTTTCGCAGTTATTGGTACAAAACATGGCAGTGGTGATGGAAGTACAACTTTTAACTTGCCAAATTTAGCGAATCGTTTTGTCGAGGGCACAACCTCAATTGGGTCAGCCGGAACGTTTAAAAGCGCGGGCTTACCGAATATCAGCGGAAATGGTGGTGCACTTATCTACTATCAAGATGGTGACGGAGGCTTTATCTACAGAGGAGATCTTGCAGATAACAGCCGCACAGGAGCTACCGGTAATATGGTTTACTGGCTTCGATATAACGCTTCCAGAGCTTCATCAACTTACGGCTCTTCTTCTACCGTTCAGCCCCCCGCAATGGCTTTGTTGCCATGCATCAAAATTTAACGCATGGCAGAAGCGCCATCGCAGGCGGTTGAACACCAGAAGATCGTCCAAAAGTTGAATCTGACGACGAAGCACTAAAAGAGAATTGGTGCGCAGAGCTTTGACTGCCAGCAGCCCCATTCAAGTAGCCGGTGCTTGAAAACGCACCTGAAATAGTCTGATTGTCAGCCTTGGAAGCGCCGAACTTACCAGTTATATTCGGTCATCAAAAGCACGTTTCTAGCCCTGCGGTCTGTAGCTTCTAAACGCAGGGCTAGGCACATGTCATATTGGGTGATTAGATCAGATCTTGTCCCGCTCGGGTTCAAGGATTCCATCGAGCATATCGGCTTCTCGGGCACAGCGCTTGATGAAGGTACTCCAGCGCGTCATAACTAGAACGCGTGCTGTGAGAAAGTCGCTTCTTTGGTAGGCCCGCGATACAGAAGAGCCAGCAACATGTGAAAGGCATGCTTCAGCGACTTCAAAAGAAATCTCTTGATCTGCCATCCACGATCGTGCCATCGAACGTAGACCGTGGGCCACGAGCTTCCCGGAGAGTTGCGTTGAATGCAGATACTTAGCAAGCGTTTGAGTGCTGATATGTTTGCCCGCTTGTTTGGCAGCGAAGATGACATCTCCTCTGGGATGGGGAGAAAGGCGTAGCTCAGCTTCGAGGAGTTGCTTCATGAAGACAGTGAGCGGAACACGGTGCATACGCCCCATTTTCATCTCTTTGGCGGGGATCGTGAGGATGTCGCCATCAATCCATGAACGCTTGAGCTTTGCGTTTTCCCCAGGACGCAGCATTGAACAGGTCGAGAAAAGGAAAAGAATTCGCATACGTACGGGAGCGGATTTCATCACCTGCATGATGTTTGGTAGTTCATGCCACTCCGGTGCCGGCATGGGCGTAACAACGGGAGCTGCAAAGACACGGCTCAAACGCTCGCAAGGATTGTGATGGATGTAGCCCGCACACACGGCGAGGTCAAGTATTTCATGTGTTCGCATGAGAACGCGCTTCAGTGTTGCTTGATGCCCCTCTGCCTCGATGTGCTTAACGGTTGTAATGACGAGTGGTGCAGAGATTTCGTCAATCTGGCGTCTTCCGAGGGGTTTGATGAGATAGCGCTCCAATCGTCGACGTTCGTCGGCGTAACTCACGATGCGGCCTTTCTTTAGACCACACCAAAGTTTGAAGGCGTCATTTAAGACATAGCCTCTCGGTGGTTCAAGACCAAGTGTTTTTCGTCGCCTGCGAGCTTCCTGTCGAGCTTGCATCAAGCTGATTTCTGGCCATCGACCGAGTGCGATGTCTGTCACGCGGCCTGAATATGAGATGCGCAGGTACCAACTTTTAACGCCAGAAGGATAGATACGCAAACACAAACCGTGGCCGTCAGCCACAGCGAATCGTTTTTCACGCGGCTTTAAGGCCGCAATTTTTTTTGAAGATAAGGAGGAGCGCATTCATGCCATCCAATCATTTGCTCAAAGACCTCCCTTTTGTAGACGAGGACGGCTATTTTGAAGGCGTCTGCTCGGTGCAGATGGGAGGCGGGATCAGCCTCCCAGCCAATGTTGCAGAAGCTGCCGTGCCCGAAGACACGGAACATTTCTTTTACAAGTTAAACGCGACGCGTGACGGTTTTGATGCAGAAAAGAAGCCGACGACTGCCGCCGAGTGTGTTGCGTGTGGTGTTATCTCGCATGAATCGCAGACGGCTCACTGCAGTGAGTTGCGCGAACTTTTCCAGAAACTGACCGAAGGATCGAGTGAGTACCACGTTGTGAGAGGTGACAACCTTTCTTGGAGGGTCGAGAAAATTCCCGAAAAGACGTTCGAAGATGCCAAAGCTGAAAAAACAGCTCAACTCGATTCGACGTTTACAACTTGGTATGCCGATGGCGCAACGCTTGTAAGTTCACTCGGCTTTGAAGTTGACAGCGATAGCCGTGCGATGCAAGACGTTACCGGTCTCATCGTAGCGGCAGAAGCCAGTACTACGTTCGCCGAGACTGGTCTGCTCTTTATGGATGCCAACAATGAAGCTCACAAAGTAACGCTCTCAGATCTCAAGACACTTCAGCTCGAAATCATTGCGGCCGGTACCGCTGCTTATCAGGAGAAGTGGAAGCTGCGCGATGCTATCAACGCCGCAACGTCGAAAGATGAGCTTGAAGCTATCGAAATCAAGTTTCATCCCGTCGACTTTTCTGTGAGCGAATGATGTGGCGGCGCTTGAAGCAAGTACTCATCGCTATCGATCAACTGCTGAACGCGTTGCTTGGTGGATATGCCGATGAATCGTTATCAAGTCGTGCATATCGATTGTCTCAAGAGGGTTTTACGTGGCCGAAAACGTTTATTGACACACTACTTTGGTTCGATGAAGACCATTGCTATGAAAGTTATTTGGCAGAAATACATCGACGTCAACTTCCGCCAAGTATGAGGGGGGAGAGATGACTGTGAAGCTCGATTTTCACATCGATCAGGGCACCGACTGTCGGTGCCCTTTGTGTTTTTTGGACGACTACTCAGAACTCGATTTGACTGGGTGCACAGCGCGCATGGAGGTGCGTCCATCTGCATCAAGTGAGAGAGTGGTCGATTTGCTCACAACCGAGAACGGGCGCATCACTATCCGCGGATCATCTCTCATAGTGTACTGGCCGCATGCCGTAACTGAAGCCCATCCTGAAGGCACTTGGGTTTACGACCTCGAGCTCGTTACGTCTGGCGGTGAGGTGACTCGAGTACTCTGCGGCCGCTTAATTGTCTCGAAGGAGGTGACCAGATGGCCTTATCCGGAAACTGCATGATCCCCCCGCTAGGGGAGTGCTGCCAGCCAAATTTTGGTCGTCGAATCGTTCGTGTAAGTGTTCCCGGCCTCCAAGGCCCCCCAGGCCAAAAAGGGTCTCAAGGTTTTTCTTGTCGCTTCTGCAGTTCCCTCGACCCGGAGCAGACAGCGTCGCTCACAAATCTACAACCTGCGGTCGGAGCCCAAGCGGGCGATCAGGTTGTCAACTCATCGGGGCAACTTTTTCTCATTACCGCCGTCTCGGAGTCGACTTTCACCGTCGGTGAAGTTGTCGGCACAGTAGGTGTGCAGATTGATGATGAAAGGGATGGTCCCGACACAACGTGGTCTGGTGCGAAGCTTGCGGCGCATTTCGGTGAACCTCACGACTTTGTCCAGACTTTTGAAGCAGCTCTATCCGAGTCAAACTTTATGGAGAAAATAAACAATGGCTGATGAAGTTAAGTCAATTGACACGCGTACAAACGAGGGCTTTGCCCGGGTTGGTGCGGAGTTTAAGTCTGTCCGCGCCGAAATCGTAGCAGGCGGTCAGGCAACGTCTGCCGATAAGGTTTCGTACGGTGATAAGACCGTACAGCAAGCGCTCGACGATCTGAACTACAAAGCGATCGCGATTAATTCGTTCACTAATGACGTTGGTACCGTCGAAATGGGCTCGACAGTCACTGACGTGACGCTGAGCTACAGCTTCAACAAGACGGCAAAGAGCCTCACACTTGATGGCACTGCAATTGATGTTGCTTCTACGAAGCAAGTGCTTACTGGGCTGACGATCACTGCGAACAAGACTTACACCTTGACCGCCACCGACGATCGAGACGCTAAAGCCACTAAGACCACGTCAATCAGCTTTCTCAATGGCTGCTACTACGGTGTGGGCACAGTTGACGTTGATGGCGCTGATAAAGCATTCGTCGCAGGCCTTACGAAGGTACTTTCGGGCTCACGTGCCCGCACGATCGATGTCACAGCTGGAGAAGGTGAGTTTATCTACTACGCCATTCCTCATCGTCTCGGCACGCCATCGTTTACGGTTGGTGGGTTTGAAGGTGGTTTTAGTCTGCTTAAGACCTTCGACTACGAAAATCCGGCAGGCTATACCGAGTCCTACGACGTCTACAAGTCGACGAATGCGAATCTTGGCGCAACGAAGGTTGTCATTGCTTAATTAAATTGAAGGGGGATCTTTAAAAATGGCAGTCTATCTCATCGACAAAATCAAACCGAAAAACAACGGCACATTCGGCATGGCTGATACTGTCGACATCGATCATTCCGATGGGCGGCGGTTGGATGTCGTTTTGGACGAAATTGCTGAAAAAGCAGACGGCGGCGGAACAGCAGTGACGGCGCTCACGAAGCGGGTCGAAACAGCAGAAGGTAAGATCGCTGCAGCTGAAAATGCACTAGCGAAGAAAGTTGAGATCAACGACGCGGATACCTCTGCGACGGCAACATACTCAAGTACAAAGATTGAAGACGCGATCACGGCTGCGAAGCAGGCCGTAAAGGACGAGTTGCTCGATGGCGCGGGTGATAAGTTCGATACTCTGAAAGAACTTCAAGACGCAATCACAACTAATAAAGATGCAATTACTGCGCTCAATGAGGTGGCTGGCGCTCACATCCGCTACGATCAAGCTCAGACAATCACAGACGCTCAGAAGAAGCAAGCACGCGATAACGTCGGCGCTGCCTCCGATAGTGACTTGGTGACCGGTCTTGCTTCGAAGCTTGATGCTACAGTGCTTAAGGCGCCTGCTGCAGAAGGTGAAAAGGTCGCACTTTCGTCGCTGACGGCGGAAGGTGAGTACATCGTTACCTCGCCCACCGAACGCCCGACGAATTTCAGCGCTGATCCGCTTCTTGTGAGCGTTCGACGTAAAGGTTCTGTTATCGTCCAGCTCGTCGGTGGTATAGATGACAGTCGGTATCAGCTGTACGGCCGAATTGGCACGATCACTGCCGCGGCTGGTGATACGCCGGAATCGATTACGTGGACTGACTTTTCTGAAATTGGCGCCCAGCCCGATCTCTCGGGATACGCCACGAAGACAGAGCTCAACACCGTCCAGTCGACTGCTGATGCTGCACAGACAGCTGCTGCGACCAACGCATCGACAATCGCAAGCGTGAAGACAACTGTTGATGGTCACACGTCAAAACTCTCAACTATCGAAAATCAGGTCGACACGAACACAGCAGCAATCCAGGCGAATGCTTCAGACATTTCGACGCTTAGGACTGCTCTTGGAGCTTCGACTGATTTTGTTGCGACCTTTGAGGCTGCATTGAAGTAGGAGTTGTAATGACAGACGCCGCATACGATGCCGGCGATCTGCTCGTCAAAGCGGCGGCCTTTATGGCTGCCGCACGGGCGCTCGGCTCGACTTCTGAAGAAATCAATCTAGCAGTCGAGCGCATCGCAGCTGAGTTCAAGACAGTGCGATCAGAGATCTCATCTGGCTCTAACTATGCAGATCGCATAAATGCTTTGGAAACTGCGGTCACGGAGCTCACTCAAAATCAAGCGCAGATTGCAAACGCATTAGCCAAACTCGGCGGGCAGACGCAGCCCTTTTAACACGAGCCCGCAGGCCAAAACCCTGCGGGCTTTTTTATTGGACACGAAAGATGATTTCTGAAGACTTGAAAAAGATGCTCGCTTCGCTCGGCGTGAGCGCTGAAGAGCTGAAAGATGCTGCGCTTTATCGAGCGCAGGCGTGGCTTGACGACCAGAAAACCTCACTTGATACGGAGACACGGAGAAAGTGTCGCATGTTCTGGGGGGCTGTCTGCATCGTGTCGTCGGCTCTATGTTGCATCGCGGGATGGTACCTCCACGCTTTTGTGGGGTAATTCATGCTCCACGATCTACTCCCAAAAACTGTCGAAGGTGCGCTGGCAGTACTTGGCGGTTGGCTAGGTCTGATTTGGAGCGCAACACTTCAGAACGTCGCTCCCCTTGCATGGTGGTTTGCGATCTTTGTGATCGCTGACCTCATCACGGGCGTGTGGGCAGGAATTAAAACTACCGGCTTTTCTTCGAAGACGTTGTATTCCGGCATGGTGAAGAAAGGGATTGCCTTTTTCATCATCATATTGGCACATGGGCTCGACGTGAGTTTTTGGTATGTGCTCAAAGATCTTCCTGTCTTTCAGTCGGTCACGCTCTGCGCGTACTGCTGCGGCGAGTTTGGGTCGATCGTGGAAAACATTGAGCGTGCTGGATACGGCGACGCTTTGCCGCCCGCTTTAAGAAAGATCTTTATGACGCTGGAAGAAAGACTGACCAATGCAGTTGATAAGAAACTCGACGCTGTTGGTCTTGAAGACAAGGAAGATAAAAAATGAATTTTGATAGTTATAGCTACGAACTAGCTATGCCTTTCGTTAAGGCTGAAGAGACATTGCGCCTCAAAGCATACAAGTGTCCGAAGGGGGTTTGGACTATAGGTTGGGGCCACACGGGCGGCGTCAAAGAGGAAGACACCTGCTCCAGAGAGCAGGCCGAAGCATGGATTCGCAGTGACTTGCAGTCTGCACAAACCGGCCTTGCAAAGTACATCAACGTCCCTGTTTCAGCAAATCAGTTCATTGCGCTGCTGAGCTTGGCATACAACATGGGCGCTGAGGGCGTTGTTCAAAAGTGCCCCAAGATGCTGCGCGCACTCAATGCTGGCGATTACGAAACTGCCGCCAATGAGTTTTTGGACGTTACTAATGGGGGGCTGGCGGGGCTTGTTGCTCGTCGTCGCAGAGAAGCGGAGTTGATGCGTCAGGGGTGAGTATGCTCATAGCGCCCCATGAGCACCAAAAAGCAAAGCCGCGCGGATCGCCTTCCGTGCGGCTTTTGGTGTCTAAAACAAGAGACTTAGGAATATTTTACATGAAATCCAAAGAGCAACTGATGAAACTCGATAAAACGATCACGTTCTGGAAAGGGTTTGCGAGTGGCTTCGCTACAGCTGTGATTGGTGTGGCGGGGCTTGTGGCGCTTATTAACTATTTAGTTCAGATTACCCAAGCGGTGAAATCATGATGGAGCCGAATTTTACGTTGCAAGCGGCGTTCGTTTACGGCGTTCTGATCGCTTTCGGCATCCTCTTTGCATTGCTCTTGGCGGCGAAAGTAGTTAAGGCTTGGCGGGATGCTCTTAAATGACAAATTGGTTGAAATATGCCGCTGTCACGATGCTTGTATTCGTGGTGTTTGCGGCGGGCTATCAGCTGGCTTCTGCGCGCGGGGATGCGGCTCTCAAGTCGTATCAGCTCGAAGCCGCCGTAGCGCGTGCTGAACAGGGGAAAAAAGACTATGCAAAACTGGTTTCCGCAGTGGATCAAGTCGTTGCTGCTGATGTTGACATTGAGCGTATTCGCAGTGATACTGACAGGATGCGCAGGGCATATGAAAGTCGCCTGCGAAAAGCCAGCGCCGCTGCCTGTAACGCTGAGCAGGCAGCAGTTGCCCGATGCGAAAAACTTCTCAGAGAAAGCGTCGGACTTATCGAAGAAGGTCGCAGCCTACTTCTTAGAAACGCCGCAGTTCACGATGCCCTAGTGTCCACTAATATCAAGTAAGCACTTGGCGGATGCTCCCATAGAAGCTCCCATTATTTGATATGGTCTTT